TATGGAAACTCAGTTGAATATGGTTGATGAGGTATTTTGAATACATCAGCTCTTTCAACTGCATCGGTTATTGCCAATGATGGAAATAATCCATCTTCATTTAAAAAGTTATCAACGAATTGGGAACCACCAAATCTCGTTGCCATACCACCCGGTAGTAACTTTAGACCATGATGTCTGTTTCTGGCTATTGGTAGAATTGATTTTGCACCAATATTACCATCAGAAAAATTAGAGGCGTATCTTGAGTCTCCAAATGTATCTATTCCCTTATACTTGTTACTATTTGGTATTGTGTTTTGATTACCATCTTCACTTGGAAATGTATTAGGAGAAAGAGATTCAATTGTTCCTCTTGTCAAATCAAATTTTAACTCAGGTAAAGCTCCAAATGTCATCTTACCACCACTACCAGGAACCATGGCAGATAAGTGTGCTAGTGTCGTTCTCTTCGCCGTTCCGCTAGCCCAACCATCATCAAATGGAATACCACTCTTGATTGCCTGTGTGTAAGAACCAAGTGGACTATTTGCCTCACCACCCATGATGAAGTCCATACCTTGACCTACTAACCTTGTTACTTGGTCATAACCAAAATCTCCATCACTTAGATGTCTGTTCATGTGAACGATTGGTGCTATGGAACCCAATGATAAAGGATTGTAAATTCTCGTCTCTTCTCTTGGGTTGAGTAATTGTAACGCTGCCTGTTTGGCTAAAAAGAATATACCCTTTGGAGTCAACATGAACTTACCCAATCTAAATGCGTCATGTAGGGTTCGTGATACCAATCCAGTAAAACCTGGTGCCCCTCTTACTATATCTCCTGCGGCTGAATCTATTTCATTGAGAAAACCACCCACATCAGCGAAGAAACCATCACCTTCAGGATTATCCAATCCCCATGTGTTACCAATCGGTCTTATTACGAATGGTTGGTCAAATCCAGTTGTGCTATCATCTCTTGCCTTTAAGTTGTAAGGTATTCTATCTGCGAACTTACCATCATCGAAATACTTTCTATTATCATTCGAGTCAAAGTTGGGTGAGTTTAATTTAATTCTTTTTAAAGCATTACTACTTGCCTTGAATTCCTTAAATACAGGTGTTTCTGGCTCGGTAGCATCGGTATACATTTTATCACGGTCAAACCCACTATTGAATACAGTTTCCATCAACATACCATCTTGGTTAGCAAACCTACTACTGAATGCCTCTATTGGTGAGGTTAAGAAATCACTTCCATGTGCTCCATCAGCTATAGGTGTTAAATTTATGGTGGATTGATAAGGTTGTGTGGTAGGACCTGATAGACTTATCATGGTGACATCATGTGTTGCTGTTTCTGTGGAAATCTGACTTGTGTATGATGGTCTTGTCATGAAGTCACTACCATGTAAATTAGGTATCAATGGTTCATCACTAAACTCACCTATGGTAAATTGTGTAGGACCTGTTGAATTATGCTGTGGTATTATATATGGTAATCCGTCTCCAAATACAAAAGGATTGAAATTTGGTGAGGTCAATGTAATTCTCTTCAAGGAAACATCACCACGAGTGAATTGTTTGAATATTGGTGTATTTGGTTCGTCAATATTAGATATATACATGGAACCCCTATCAAAACCACTTTCAACAGCTGTGTTTAGATTATCCAATGAGAATTGACTTGTGTAACTCGTTATTGGAGAGGTAAAGTAATCACTACCATGTGCTCCTTCAGCAACTGGCTGAGTGTTCAACTCGGATTGGTAACTATCAGCAAAAGGTCCTGTTAAATTTATCTGTGGAATGTTTAATGTCCTTTGTACTCCATTGAAACCTCTTATTCCACTCACACCACCTGGTGGTAATGTGTTTTCTCCCTCTTGTGGTACTTGGTATTCACCATCAGCACTATAGATTGAACCTCTTGGTGTTATTGGTAGTAAATTACCATAGTATGCAACTCCACCACCTATACCTGCTATGTTGTTAAATTCTTGTAGACCATTGTAGATTGAACCCTCATTTCCTATAATATCACCACCAAAGTTTACGATAAATCTCTTGTCACCCGTTATGGTGTATCCACGAACATTAAAGGATTGTGGTGTTGAATTAGGGTCTACTCCAAATCCCACTCCATTATCAAAATCAGTATTATCAATTGGGTCATCAGGCGTTCCATGTCTCCCACTAACTTGAGATTGAACACTTCCAGCCTCACTATAATTAGTATATCTAAAGTTTGATAAATCTGTTAATAAATCTACTAAAGCCATGTCATTACGCCATTATTACTGATTTGATAAACCCTTCACCAGCCTGTGCACCTTTCTTAGTGTTCTCAGCTATCGGGCCATCCTCACTCAATAGTGAAATCATCGTATCGAGTTTCTCATTCTGTTTCTTTAATTCTATTTCTACATTGTTTTCTTCTTGAGCTCCACCTCCACCACCGAGTAACATTCCCGCTCCTAAGGCCATACCACCTAACACCATTAATACTGGTAATGCTGGTAGTAACGCCATCGCGGCTACTGCGAAAGCTCCTAATCCAACGGCTAATACTCCAAAGGCGGCTCCTAAAGCCATTATTGAGGTTCCAATGGATACCAATTGGGACATGACAGGAAAAATCTTGGTCAATCCACTTGCCAATATATCAAATCCCTTACCAATAGCCTGTATGGCTACTCCTAATATCAACAATGAGGATGCTATGACTAACATGGCGGCGGCACCTGCAATGATGGCAACTGCTCCCACCCCACTCATCATTATGGCTCCTACTGCGGCTAGAACTCCAACCAATCCTAATAATGCTAACCCTGCCTTTCCTAAATCACCGAAACTAACTTCTGCGAATTCTTGTAATGCCTTGGCAGTTACGAATAGTGCGGCTGAAATAATTAACATTGCTGCGGCTCCTGCTAGTAATTTTTTAGCGTCCATCTTTTCCATGAAACCAAAAGGACTACCACCACCTTTTCCACCAGCACCACCTTTATTTGCTTTGAATCTCATATCAGGTTTTCCACCCTTAGTCATTGGGCCTCCACCACCACCACCAAATCCTTTCATCTTACCAACCATACCACCTATCATATCTTTCATGGATTTCAATCCATTCATTAATCCACCACCTAATAGGTTAGACCTAAATATTAGTGCGGCACCTGCGGCTGCCATAAGTACATCACCTAACCCAATACCGGCTACATTGAGTTTATTTAAAAATTCTAATACCTTACCGAATAAAATCAATACGGTACTCACCACTGCAACAAGTGCTATAATTGGTGATAATATACCAAGTAATAATGGAATCATAGATTTAAGTGCACTTAGGAATTGTGTACCTGCTCTTCCTAATTGTTCCATGGCTCCTGCTATCAAATCTCTCTTCTTCTTCTCGGAGTCCGTCATATTGTTGAGTTTATCTTGGTTTGTTATCATCTTTGATAATTCACTTACAGATACACCAAAGGCGGCTGCTAGTTTCTGTCTCTGTATGACATTCATGGATTCAAATTCTGCTGCACTTCCTATTTGAGATGTAATCTCCCTTTGCATACCATCTAAATCACCAGCTAATGCTAACTCACGAGCTTTATCAGTATTTATCATTCTACCTGTCAACATACTGGCTTCCATCTGTGCATTTATGGAATCCTCAAAACTTAATAAACTTTCTGCCATCTTTGCTGTTGTTGCCATATCAAGACCAAGTTTTCTGGCTGAGATGGCGGCTTTTGCTAAGTTTGCACCACCATCGACCGCGAAACTCGCGAAAGTATCCATGTCGGCGGCCATATCTTCTATTATGGCGGCTGGTGCTACACCATTCTGTCTAGCAAGATGTCCTACACTTTCCAATTGTGATATGGCGGCCTCACCACTTGCACTTCCTACCGCCTGCATAGTTGCCATTAACTTAGAGGCAGTTTCACCTGAAACTCCAAAGTTTGCGTTCAATGATGCCAATGCTGTTACTGTTTCTTGTGTTACTTGACTAACACCACCAAGATTTTCTTGAATACCCTTAGTGATACCTGCTACATCTTCAGCTGATACACCCAACATCTTGAACTGCATGGCTGCGGTATTGGTGATGTTCTGTAACTTTGCGGCTTCCATAGTGGTCACACCTAATTCTTTTCTCGTGTCCATCGTTCCACCGAAGAACATTTCCATAGCTTTCTTGGCCAATAATAATGCTCCAACAATTAACATTATAGGACCTAACATACCACCTGTAAGTGCGTTTAGTTTACCAAATCCAGCGTTGAGTCCATCTATGGCCTTAGTCATTTGACCTTTAATATTGTTGACCATCAATTGATTTACTTTACCAGTTGCCATGAATTGTTTTACAAGATGACTTGTACTTTTTGCTATACCATCCAAGAACTGACTTTGAATTTCATCAAGTCCAACTATTTGTGAAGCGAGTCCTCCAAATGGTAATGCTTCAAGTGTAGATTTCATCTTTTCAAAAGGTGCCGTCAATATACCCGCTGCTTCATTTGCTATAGCGTTGGTTTTCATATATTCTGTATTTTTTAGTTTGGTTGCGTTGATACTATCCTCAAGAACTGCTAATTCTGCCTTTAATTCTGCCACTAATTTTTCATTATAATTTCCTGCCTTCATCATATTAGTAATTTCACGCCTCTTTTCGGCGGCATCTGCTTCAGCGGCAGCTATTTGTTGACTCATGTCTTGGAAACCACTTGTACCGATTTTCTCATAGTTATCGGCAACCTCTAAGGCTAACTCAACTGACTTATCTTGTGCATCTACAACACCTTTCATCAAGTCACCCATTATGTTCAATTTGCCTTGTGACATATCGTAAACTTTAGTTAAGTCTGCACCTTCTTCATTGATTCCCGCTTGAAGTGATTCAACTTTCCTCATCTTTTTTTCATAATTATGAGCTAACGAGGTAATATCTTCATATAAGTGAACAGAGTTGGCCTCTCGTTTATTCATTTTGAGATAACGAGAATTTAATTTTTTGGTTCTATCCATCCTTTCTTTTTCTAACTTGGATAGTTTTTCTGCAAGTTCTTGACCCTTCTCAGATGTCTTTACATGGTCACGAACGGCCCTAGCAGCATCTGTCATGGCTTTTCTAGCCTTTCTGTATTCCTTACCAGTTGCCTGTCCAGCCTCTCGTTCTGCTTCGACTTGTTTGAGAATTTTTCCTTTCTCAATCCTTATTTGTTTGAGGGTGTCTAGCTGTTTTTTATATTCTGCACTATCAGCCAATTATAATCTCCGATTAAAATGTAAGACCCATATCGGCATCCTTTCGAGCCTTTTGTGCTTTTTTGATTGATTTTCTTAATTTTTTGGCTGCCTTATCAGCATCTTTGGCATACCTTCTCAGTTCAGGTGAATCCTCAAGTGCCTTCACAACTCTATCAACATTACCATGCATTATTTTAGTCATTATGGCAGTGAATAGATTTTCGCTGATTTGTTCTTCTGTTAGTTTTTTAGATGAGGCCATCATCTTCTCCTTGTGTGTTGTTTTGATTTAAATCGATTTATATTGAATGGTATAACTCAATAATAAATATCAAACTAAGTAAAAATTAACGGCCTCTTGTGATACCTGGTCGAGATATTCCACCCTTCTTCTGTGCTTTATCCATCTGTTTTTTCTCTTCTTTGTAGAATTGTTCTGCCTTTTTAATGTAATAACGGCGCAGATAGGTTGGCATCTCATAGACTTCTGTGTGATTAAATCCTCCCTTACCATGAAAGCAAAGGGAGAAGATTTGGTCGTGTATAGCGGGCCTATCCTCTGCCCGCAGGCCAAAAAAACTCGACATTTAATGGAATGTCCATTTCGGTAGTATCACCTGTAGCTTCACTTACGAAAGTAAATGACATATCTACATCAGGTGTTATCTTCCTTAGATATTCTCTTAATGCCAACGAGTCTCTTGAAAGTAGTTCGTAGTCCACGAATTCATTGATTCGTTTAAGGGTTTGGTCTCCATCAACAGACAAGATTGCCTTTTTCAACCTCGTTGTGATTTCACTCGTCACTCCACTTGCTTTCTGAAACTTCTTCAAAGCCTTTAACTCCTCATCGACTAACTTTTCGTCCTTATGAGTTAATAACTTGAAGGTGATTTTAACCTTAGATGCTGGTAATTCAAATTCGAATTCATTCTTTCTATTCTTGAATAACTTCTCATCAATTTCCTTATCCTTTAATTCTGTTAAATCAAAGGTTTCTTCTTGTTTTTCACCTGAATCAGGATCTTGAATAGAAACTGTATAGTCCTTTCCATACCCCAATATTCTTGTTGCTATCATGACGGCGTTTTTATCACCCAATAGTAAATCATCGAGTTTAACACCATCTTGTATTATTACGCTTTCCATTAACTTATCCAAAACAATTCCTTTTTGAATAAGGGTACGAGAAGTCAAAATATCCTCTTCCTTGGCTGTCATGTATTTGATTTCGATTTGACCACCACTTAATGGGTGTTCTTTTGGATACAATAAACCTTTAGAAGGCAGACTAACGACTTCTGATGGAAACTTGCGTTTCTCTTCAGCCATTGTTTTCTCCTAAACTGAGTTGTTTATTTGTGATTAAAACCTCACTTTTTTAATATAACAAGTTGCCAGACCTATTATAAATTTTACTCCTTAGAGTGATTAGAATTGTAGTATTGCGTAATCGTATCTAAGTGTTAGAGTGATATCAACTGGGTCTGTAGCGTTTGCCCAATCTAAATCACCAAATGATGCGTTGGATATGTAAGCTCCTTTCAAAGTCCATTCCTCAACTTTGTCACCCACAGGTCCTAACACATTAAAGGTTACATCTTTTTTATAAAAATCTGAATACCCATCTCTACCAGTAACGGATTCATGAGATAATCTCACCCATTCCATCACGGCTTGTGCTCCACTTGGAACAACTGGGTCATATAGTGTTATTTCTAATTCTTCCCAAGCTCCCTTACCTTTGATGTATCGTTTTACATTAATATGGTCAAGTTCGATTGTTTCGAAAGCGATTGTCGGTCTGTTCGCTGTTTTAATCAAATAGGAAGGGATACCCTCAATGTACATGATGTATCGGTTCTTCGTCTTTGGTTCAAACGGTGTGAACATTATTTCTGACGGATCTAATAAGTCTGGCATTTTATTTCTCCTAAATTAAGAATTTCTACTTCATATATAAATATAAGGATAACCAAAAAAACACTCAAATCAATATTTTATATTCTTAGAAGTTTTATTGAAGTTTTATTTATTATTGAGCAATAAAAAACCCCACAATTAAGTGGGGTTTTCTATATATGTACTCCCTAATTAAGATGGGAATGTTGCTCCAGTTGGTAAGACTACGAAGTCCAACACAATGAATTCGGCTGTTCTTGTAGGTTGAATGAATATCTGACCAACCAACTGATTTCTGTCTATGACATCAGGTGTGTTGTTGGTATCATCCATGACAACTCTAAATGCGGATAAACCACTATTAGCTTGAACTGATTCCAAGAAAGGATTCACAATATTGAGGAATCTGTTTCTTGTAGCAGATGTGTTTTG